AGACCTTGCCAACTGAAATTTGGGGCTTCCCGTACGTCGAGACCAGGGTCATAGAACCCGAGGTCTTTTGGCAAGAGCTCACTTGGGCCACCCTAAAACTCCAAGGAGTACAGGGGACCCACAGGATGAGCCATGCGTCGGAACTAGTCCGGGACTGCACGGACGTCCTCAGGACGCTGCAGTAAACTTCGGGGTCTTGACCCCAGTAAGTTTTGTTCTTGCAACAAAAAGAAAGTTACAGGAGCACCGGAAATCGAAATGGTTAAGAGCCATACCCAGAAAAGGAAGTCGCGCAAGAGCGCGAAAATCAAGACTGAGATAGCCCGCCCAAGACGCAGGGCTACAACGAAGCGGGCGGCGAAGCCCCCTTCATCCATTATGATGAATCCCGCCGAACGGCTGTGTGCACAGCACTATGCCGAGACGGTCATGGATCCGTTTGACACCCCCGAAGGGGCCTGTCTCCCTGTCCTCCCGTGTCTAGACTCCGCCAAGCGGAAGATCTTCGCACGTGGGACTGGTTTGATCCAGGCCAACGGTTTCGGTGGTATCATGGCCACTACCAGCCTCACACATGACAGTCCGTGCGTGCTATACACGAACGGCATGGGGACTGGTAACACACTTGCCGGGACAGATCCCACCACCGCTGTTCAAAGGTACAGCAATAGTGAACTGTCCAATTCCGACTTCACCTCCCTTCGCGTCCAAGGACGCGTCGTGGGATGCGGTCTGCGTGTCCGGTACACCGGCAAGCAGATCTACATGAACGGAACGATCTACGCATTCGAGGAGCCCAGTCATCTTGACTGTGGGAACCTCACCGTGCAAGATCTCGAAGGTTTCGACAAGGTGAAGCCACAGAACTTCAATCGGGAGTGGACGGTTGTCACGTGGCAACCCGTCCTCCCCTCAGAGTCCGCGTACTCGACTGACCCGTATGCGAAGCCATACGCCAATTATACCAACCCAATCGTGATCCTGATTCAGGTTCAAGGGTTGGGACAGGGCGAAGGCCTCCTACCATTCCAATGGGAGTGGTACTTGCATTACGAGGCCATCGGGTCCGGTGCCCGAGGGAAGTCGCACACACATATGGCACCCATGGCGGGTCCAAATGTGATTGCGGCACTCCAGAAGGCCCCAACGTCAATGTTTGATGACGTGTCGAACAAGAAGGTCAGCAAGAGGAAAATCTCTTCTGCCATGGTCGACTTGGGGAGTTCTTTCGTGGCGGATCTAGGCAAGGCCGCGATCTCCACCATCGGTGGCTCGCTTGGCCCAATCGGCTCGTCGCTCCTCACTGGAGCTGCAGCCGCATTGGCAGCCTGACTTCGTTAATTTGGACCCGGATAAGTCCATAAAACTGTGCCCAA